AGTGCAGCATCTTGGTCAGATTTTAAACAATCATTAATTGCAGAAAAAGTAGAACATGATAAATTTATGGCACAAGTATCTACGAATGTAGAATTTAATGCTTTTTATAACGAACAAAACTCAATATTAGAAAATAAATTTTTTAATAGACTTAACAACTTAGCTGGCGAAACCGATGGTAGACAAAAAGCAGCGTTTGCGACTGACGAATACAAACAACGTATGAAAGCATTTGTTAATGCTTATCCAGCAGCGACACTTACACAATTAAAAAATAAATCTATAGAATTAAGACAACTATTAGAAGATAAATATGAAGAAGCACAAATCGATAATATTAGAGCATTTGATAAAGACATTGGTTACAATGTTTCTAGATTAAAAAATAATGTGCAAAATGCTATTGTTGATTTAAGAGCTGATATAGACTCTGGCAATTTTTCATTTTCTGATCCAGCATTGCAAGATACAAAAGGCACTTCTTATAATTTCTTATTTACAATTGCAAGATTAAATGGCTTTGTAGATGACAAAGGCAACGTTGGTGCACAACAAATTGCAGATGCTTATGAAGCATATGTAGCAGCTCTTAAAGGTATAAAATAATGGCAGAAAAAACTTTAGAAGATATTTTTAAAGAAATAGATACAAATCCAGAATTTAAAAGAGAAAAAATTCAACCTAAAAATAATGGATTAGTAACTGATCCAGATGAACAAGATCATAATTTTTGGCAAACAGTTGCAGATATGTCAATGAGTGTACCTCAAGGTATAGTCAATAGTATCGAAGCTCAAGGTGATTTTTTAGAAAAACACGTAATAGGTTTAGGTGGTTTAAAGTTTGGAGACGGCGATGGCGAATTCGAATGGTCTGATTTAAAACCAGAATATATATCGCCAAAAGAATGGAGAGAAGGTGGTTATATAGAAAAGAAAACTATGCCTGATTTTCATAAGCCAGAAACTCAAGCTGGCCAGTTTACTGAGGCAGTCTCAAGATTTATTACAGGTATGTATGGTCCATCTAAATTCTTAAAAGGTGTAGGAGTAGGTGGAACACTTGTAAAAGCAGGAGCAAGAGGTATGACAGCAGGAGCTGTTGCTGATTTGACTGTGTTAGATCCTAATGAAGGTAACTTATCTAATATGTTAACAGAATTTGACTCACCAGTTTTAAATAATGCAGTAACTAGATATTTAGCTATTGATGAAGACGATACAGAGATGGAAGGCAGACTTAAAAATGTGCTAGAAGGTATGTTAATCGGTGGACCTTTAGAAATACTTATTGGTATTAAAGGTATGAAAAAAGCACGTAAAGTAAAAGATTTAAAACAAAAAGAAGAAATTATTGCTGACCACGGCAAAGCTATAAAAGATTTAGTAGATGGCAAAGGTAAAACATTAAGAGTTAGAAAAAAGATTGTAGAAGGCAATAAAGCAATTAATGTTAATAAAGTAGAAAAAGCAGTAAAAATTGGTCAAAAAACAGCACAAGAAGATGCTGAAAGATTTATAAAAAGAATTTTAAATACATCTAAATTAAAAAGTGCAAGACACGTATTAAAAACAATTGATGATGTATTAGAAACTTTAGATGATAATGCAAAAGAATATTTACAAAATAATGTATTAAAAAATAAAGTTGCAAAAGAATTAGCTGAGATACTTGCTAGAGATACAGATGAAATTTTAAAAGCAATGCCAAAAGCAGCTGAAGCAGCAAAACAATCAACTGTTAGAATGCTTGCGTCTAAAATGGTATTACAACAGTTAGGTTTTCAACACAAAGCTTTGTCAAACAAAATTATTAAAAAGTTTGGTGCTGATAGAGCTAAAGCATACAAAGAAGGTGGTGCTGATTTAGCAGAACTTAACAGATTATCTAATCTTATTAAAGATACTACATTTTATTTAAAAGAACAAATACGTGGTGCAGCAAGAACAACACAAGCAGGTAGAATTAAAGTAGGTAAAAGTGGTAAAACAATTAATGTCAATGAATTGTCAGACACAGTTACACAATATAATGGTGATGCATTCGCGATTGCGACAAAAGTTTCACAAAATGAAACAATAGAACAAGTTTATAATACATTAGGTAAAACTAGAATGCAAAAAGGTGTAGAGATATTTAACTCACTTTACATTAATTCTTTATTATCTGGTATATTTACAAATGCTATTAACTTAACATCTGGTTTACATGAAACAGTTATCAGACCATTAGAATTAATGGCAGGTGGACTTGCTAGAGCAGATAAGAGATCTATAAGACTTGGATTTGCACAATATCAAGGTATGCTGTTAAATATGAAGGAAAGTTTTAGAATGGTTTATTTATCTCTAAAACAAGGCGACGCAGTTTTAGATACTAAAATGAAAACACAAGATAATTTAACTGTCAGAAATGGAAAAGCAATTAGACCTATTAGTGCTGAGAATTTAGAATTAGAAGGTCTACCAGGTACAGTTGTCGATTGGATTGGTGTATTTTTAGAATTTCCATCAAGATTATTAATAGGTGGTGATGAGTTATTAAAACAACTTAATTATAGAGGTCGTTTGTACGCTAATGCTTTAGATGACACAATGACTAGAAACATCGATATTAAATCTAAAGAAGGCAAAGAAAATATCACAAAAATCATGAATAAAGGTTTTGATGAAAAAGGTGCTGCCAATGTCAAAGACAAAGAATTTGGAGTTATAAATCAAAAAGCTTTAGATGACGCTAGAATCAGTAATTTTACAAACGAAATAAAAGGTGGATCATATAGAGATTGGGCAAGTAATATTGAGTCATTTTTTAATCAAGCACCAGAATTTAGATTTATAGCACCATTTATTAGAACACCTACAAATATATGGAGACATTTTGGTACTAGAATTCCAGGTCTTGGTTTGTTTACAAAACAAATGAGAGATATGTGGAAATCAGGTGACCCAAGACTTAGAGCCGAAGTAATAGGTAGACAATTCTTTGGCACATCTGCAGCATTTATTGCATTTGATTATGTTACATCATACGAAGCTGTAGAAATAAAAGATGCAAAAGGTAATGTTGTAGAAACGGTAAGACTTCCTAAAATTACAGGTAAAGGTCCGTCAGATCCAAATATACAAAGAATATGGAGAATGACTGGCTGGCAACCATATTCAATTTTAGTTAAAGACGATAATGGTAAGTTTTATTACAAAGCATACAACAGAATGGATCCAAGATTTTTCATTTATGGTTTAGCAGCAGACTTAAAAGAAGGTGTAACTAATATGAATGAAGAAGAAAAGTTTGCATTATGGTCTGCAATACCATTAACAGTTATGAGAAACTTAACTGATAAATCTTATACACAAGGAATTGCAGAAGTTATGGAATTTATGAATGAACCTACTCAACAAAACTTTAGAAAATTCTTTGGTAATGTTGCTGGTAATGTTATTCCATACACTGGTTTAAGAAACCAAGGTATTCCATTTATGTTAGATCAACCAAAAGATGTGTTTGATACAAGATCTTTTTATGACCAAATTTTGTCAAAAACACCATTTACAGGTAGTTTAGAAAAGAAAAGAGATATATTTGGTAAAGAAGTAGAAAAGAATGAAACAGCATTTTTTATAAATCCAGATGGTTATAGTGGAATAATACAAGGACCAGCACTATTTGGTAAAGTATCAGAGTTTGTTGACAATAATAAAGTTTTATTAGAATTAGCGGCATTAAAAGTAGCTTTATCGCCACCTACACAAATGAAAGGTAAGGTAGATTTAGCTGAATTTGAATTAAATGGCCAATCTGCATTAGATTATTGGAGAGAACAAATTGGTGTAGTTAAAGTTAATGGTCTTACTATTGAGAAATACTTTGAAAGAAATATGAAAAGTAGTAAATGGCGTCGAATGCAAGAAACTCAAATTGTAGATGGCAAAAAACGTCAAGGTGGTAAAGAGTATTTAGCTCAACAATGGTATGATGCATTTAAACAAAAAGCTTATGCTGAAATGCTCAAAAAGTACCCAGAAGTTAAAAAGGCAATCATTCAAGACGAAAAAGACAAGTATCAATTCTTTAAACCAGAGAACACAAAAAGCTCAGGTACACGTTTAGATAAGGAACAAGACACTTTACAAAGGATTTTATTATATTAAATGGCTAATTCATTCGTACGATATACAGGAGATGGAAATACAACACAATTTTCAATAACTTTTGACTATATCGAAACAGCTCACGTTGCATGTACAGTAGACGGTGTATCAACAACTTTTACATTGTCATCTGGTGGCACAGTCGCTACTTTAAGCTCTGCGCCAG